CAAGTATATATATATATGCAATAGTAATATTAAAAAATATGAAAAAATATTTGAATATAATGAAATTGATAATATTGATGATGCATTTATGATAGAATCTTATTCAAAGTTTTTAAAAAAATTAAGAAAAATAAAAGAAAGTTTGGAAAGCAAAGACATCGGCAAAATTGAGCGTAATTTAATACATTTTCTTGATAAATTTTTTAATTTGCATGGATTTAATAATCCAGATAAAATAGGAGATGGAGAGCCAGATTCAACAGATATAGAGTATCTAGTTCAACGTATAATAAATTATACTTAAACATATAAATTAATAAATTATTTTTATACTAATTATAAGTTATTTATAATTGCGAAAAAATAGAAAATTACTAATAAAAATATTAGTGGTAAATATTTAATTGGAATAGGCAAGACCGCCCATACCGGAAAGAATACGTAATACATTATAATTAACAGCATATACACTTATAGTTCCTTTAATAGAAGATGAAATAGATAATACGGCAGTATCTATACGAGACATATTAAGGGTTCCACTTGGTTGATGCTCTTCCGGCTTAATAGCAAACGAATAAACATTAATACCTTCATGAAACTTATCAGGAGTAATTTCATGATGTTGATAAGGTTGAACTAGAGAGAAATATTCGCCACCTCGAGTTGCGAAGCGATCATTTCCATTAAGCATTATTTTAGCTGAACTTACCGGGTTTACAGAGTCAAGATAATCATTACCGAAAGATCCTGAAGTTGCAGGAACACCTGCAAGTCCATTTTTCATCGCACTTGAGAAATTATTCCAAAATACTCCTGTGTCTTGTGATTTAATAGTCCATATTAATTCTTTGCATGGGTGATTAAAGTTCATTCTTACTGTTCTCATACTATCGGCTGTGGATGATGCTTCTATAGTATCAGAACCTGTGAATTGAAGTTGTTCTATTAAATATTCGTGAGATAGTTGAGCAAAACGACGGCGTTCATCTGTGTCAAGGAATATATAATCAACCCATAGATTTGCATCCATCGTTAAGTTAGCAGCAGTAGCTGCTAAAGTGCTATTATCAACACCACCAGCTATATCGTTTTCATACGTCCAATTTCCGGAAGTTTGATCTCTCATGTTTGCAAAAGTCTCATATTCAATATTAATTTTAACTTCATGATATTGTAATGCAATTAAAGGTAGGGCAAGACCTACATTACGACAGAACCAGAACTCTAGAGGAACATAAAGTTCATAAGAACCATTTGCTATAAGTTTTGTGCATGCATTATAAGGATTTGCACCAACCATAGCATTATATCCTTCGCGCTTTCCAACAGGAAGTGAAAGTTCATTCCATATATATAGCCATTCAGAATAATGTTTATCGATACGTTGACCGCCTATTTCAAGTTCAACAGTTTTTAATAGTTTTTGTCCAAAATTTGGAACAAGTGCAAATGTGTTTCCTGCAGCTTCTGCGCTAGTATTTGTATTTGTAAGTTTGCAATATAAATATACACGATGAATTAAATCACCGTTACGAGTTATTTGGAAACTTGCGCGAGAACCAAAAGTAGAACCACCGTTAGCAGTTTGTTGAATGGCTTCAATCGCAAAATTAGTGTGGCGACGATATACAACCTTGAAGAAGGTAATTTGAGGATTACCAGTTAAATAAACATCCTGTGCTCCATATGCTACTAATTGAAGAAGACCACCACCCATTTACGCTATATTCTTTATACTATTAGAGGAGAAAAAAAAAAGACTTTATAATCCATTTAATCATTAATTAACAATTAAATAAATATAATTTGATAATAAAAATTTAATTAGAATATGCTAATCCACCCATTCCAGATAGAATACGTAAAACATTATAGTTTACTGCATATACATTTAAAAATGCAGTCTCTGCACTTGCGACACCACCATATTCAATATTAAGTGTTGCAGTATCAATACGAGACATATTTAAAGTCCCACTAGGTTGATGTTCTTCGGGTTTAAGAGCGAATGAATAAACATTAATACCAGCATTCGTTGGTATATTCTCATGATGTTGATACGGTTGAACTAAATTAAAATATGACCCTGTGCGTTCGGAGAAACGTTCATTACCATTAAGTGTAAGTTTTGCTTTTTTAACCATATTAGTTGTAAGCACATTCAAGTTTGGTATATCGCGTAAAGAATCAGCTGATTTTGTTGCACTATTATAAACAAAAGGTAGTGATATATTTCCTGCAGCTGCACTATAACCAGTATAATTAAACCAGTTATTATTATTAATATGCGGGGTTGCCCCATTTTTCTTAATAAACCATACAAGTTCTTTGCATGGATGATTAAAAGTCAGTTTAGGATTTATTTTTCCACCAGATGTAGCAACTGGTACCATTTCTGAACCTGTAAATTGTAATTGTTCTATTAAATATTCGTGAGATAGTTGTGCGAATCGTCGACGTTCATCTGTATCTAGGAATATGTAGTCAACCCATAAGGTGGCTGTAGGGAAAGGTGTTGCACTTCCTCCTGGTTTGTCGCTCGTATTCCCGGCGCAGTTATCGCCAGTTTCAAATTGAATATTAAGTTTAACTTCGTGATATTGAAGTGCAATTAAAGGAAGAGCAAGGCCAACATTACGGCAAAACCAAAATTCTAAAGGTATATAAAGTGTTTTACCTGAAAGTTCTCCAGAAGTAGTATTATTTACAGAATTTCCAGACATTCCTACCATTTTATTATAACCATCGCGCTTTGATTTTGGTAAAGCAAGTTCATTCCATATATATAACCAATGCGAATAATGTTTATCTATTTTTTGACCACCAATCTCTATTTCAACATTATTAATTAAGCGTAGTCCATAACCTGAGCATAATATTCCTGGAGTTGAAGGCATGAGAAGTGATAAATACATACGATGAATTAAATCACCATTTCGTGATATTTGGCAAGTAACACGATTGCCATATGCGGGGGTACCATTAAATGTTTGCGCGATTGCCTCAATAGCAAAGTTAGTATGTCGACGATATACAACTTTGAAAAAGGTAATTTGAGGATTACCTGTTAAATAAACATCCTGTGCTCCATATGCTACTAATTGAAGAAGACCACCACCCATTTACGCTATATTCTTTATACTATTAGAGGAGAAAAAAAAAAGGATTAATACACGTATTATATTTAACAATTATAATAAATTTGTAAATATAATATTAATTGGAATAGGCTAAACCGCCCATACCTGATAATATACGTAGAACATTATAATTAACCGCATATATATTAATTCCATCATATTTAGTTGCTGTTGTTGTTGCTAAAGTTACTGTGGATTTAACGTTAACCATAAGTGTCGCAGTATCTATACGAGACATATTTAAAGTTCCACTAGGTTGATGTTCTTCGGGTTTTAGCGCGAATGAATATACGTGAATACCTGGATTTGATGGTATATTAGTATGATGTTGATATGGTTGCACATATGAAAAATATGTTGCTTCACGAACGCTAAAGCGGTCGTTGCCATTTAATTGTAATATGGCATCTGCAAATGGAGAACTAGCAGTAGATACAGGAGTAACACCAACCATAAAATTTGAAGTATTAAAAACTGTATTTGAGGTTTTTGCAGAATTATATGGAGGTAGGGTCATAATATATCGTGAAGTATCAATTGTATCAGTATCTGTATAATTATACCATGATGATTTCTTCAGATAATTTGATGGTTTAGCAACCCATACTAATTCCTTACAAGGATGATTAAAGTTGAGTTTAATGCGATTATTTACAACAACGCCTGCGGTAGTCGCATTATTAGTAGGAGCCAAAAGAGTTTCAGTTCCTGTAAATTGTAATTGCTCAATTAAATATTCATGAGATAATTGTGCAAAACGACGACGTTCATCAGTATCAAGGAAAATGTAATCAACCCATAAAGATGCTTCTGTTATAGAAGGTGCAAGTGGTAAGTCAGCCGCATCTATAATCTCTGAGTCAGTATCACCTCCTAAAGCAGTAGATTCCTTTATTTTTATTAAACAATTACTTTTAGTTTCAAATTGAATATTTATTTTAACTTCATGGTATTGAAGAGCTATTAAGGGGAGTGCAAGACCAACGTTGCGACAAAACCAGAATTCTAAAGGAATATAAAGATTAGTTGATTTTTTCCATGTTAAATCTTTGTCTGCACCAACCATAGTATCATAACCATATCGTTTGCCTTTTGGTAAAGAAAGTTCATTCCAAATATATAACCAATCAGAATAATGTTTATCTATTTGTTGCCCACCTATTTCAATAGTTACAGATTTAATGAGACGTAAACCTATATAATTGACATATCTTGGTCCTGCGGTTTGAGTAATAGCCGGGGTTGTGAATGCAATTCCATCTAATGCAGGTAATTTTACTTGAAGATAAACGCGATTAATTAAATCACCGTTGCGCGATATTTGACAGGTTACAGTTTGTCCATAACCGGGTGTTCCATTAAATGTTTGTTGAATAGCTTCAACGGCGAAGTTAGTATGGCGACGATATACAACCTTGAAGAAGGTAATTTGAGGATTACCAGTTAAATAAACATCCTGTGCTCCATATGCTACTAATTGAAGAAGACCACCACCCATTTACGCTATATTCTTTATACTATTAGAGGAGAAAAAAATATCAATTAAATGTATGTATTATATATTTATTATATAAAAATTAATATTAATAATTCTATTATAAAGATGTTCAAAGAAAAATCATCAAAAAAAAAATATAATTCTGACAATAATGATGTTTTTACATTAGATGCTATGCATAATAATATTATAAAAAAATTTGAACTAACAAATAAGGACAAGGAAATCTATAAGATATTATTGGGTGATTTTGAAATACAGTCAAACCTTATTATTGAAAATATTGAAATGTCTAAAAATATACGTGATAAAGAGTATATAAATAATTTATGGAGTAGCAATATTATTATAAGAGAGAAAATTATTGAACTTAAGAATAATATTAAAGAATTAGAAACATATAGTGAAATAGAATATTATAATAATACAAGTTATATATTATTTCAATATTACGATACTGTAGAAAAGCAGTCAAATATAAGTAATACGCATGCATCTATATCAAATGGTGTATGTATATCTTCGAGTGAATTATTAAGTAGGCAACCTAAGATATATAAGAATGATTCAAAGAAAAAACGTTCATCGGTCTCCGCGACAACAATAAATGTATTAGATGCTCTTAATAATTTAAATACAGAAAGTTGTTTAATTAGCGATAATAAGCAAAACATTAATAATAATAATAACAATAATAATAATATTAACAATAACAATAATAACAATAATTATGAATATTCAAATAATGCAAAAGATAATATTATAGATAAAAGTTCTCTTGTTGATAAATACATGTCTATTATAAATAAAAAATATGTTAGAAATGTTGAAGAGGAAGATATAGAAATATGTAAAAATTGTAAAAATCAAATGACATGCTTACAACATGATGCTATAATTATTTGTGATAAATGTGGTTATCAAGAATTACTTCTTGTAGAGCAAAACAGACCAATATTAAAACAGAATACAAAGGATACTTCACATTTTAGTTATAAGCGTATTAATCATTTTAGAGAATGGTGTAATCAAGTGCAAGGTAAAGAAAGCACAGATATTCCAGATGAAATATTTGAAAAGATTTTAACCGAAATAAAGAAAGAAAAAATTGTTGATACTAAAACAATTACTTATAATAAAATGAGAGATATACTCAAACGTTTGAGAATAAATAAATATTATGAACATATTAATTATATTATTAATAGAATTAATGGAATACCTACACCGCAATTTAGTCAAGAACTTGAAGATAAATTATGTAACATGTTTAGAAATATTCAAGCGCCATTTTTGAAGCATTGTCCAAAAGATAGAAAAAACTTTTTATCATATAGTTATGTATTGTATAAATTTTTCCAAATATTAGGTTTACATGAATATCTTAAATATTTCCCTCTATTAAAAAGTAGGGAGAAACTATACGTTCAAGACCAGATATGGAAAAAAATATGCTTAGAACTTAATTATGAAATAATACCATCATTATAATAGTTACTAATTATTACTTACTAAAATCCATTAGGAAAGCCAACCATTCTAAAACCTGCGCCTAACCCGACGCCTTGTCTTGCTCCTGATGAAACAGTAGGAGATAATAAGTCAAGAACAGAGAAAGTGCAAGCGGCGGTTAAAGCAAGCATCAATATTTCACTCCAATCTAATTTATTATTAGGTAATATAAGTGCTACGAAAGCAACTATAAGACCTTCAAATGCATATTTAAGAAGTCTAATGACAACATCCCAAAAATCTACAGAATATTCCATTTGTTATACTAATTATACTATTATATACTATTATAATAATATAAAATATTTTTGTAAATTGTTAAAGTATTTTTTATAAATACAGAGCAATCATCTTTCAAATATGCTATACAATTATAATAAAAAATATATAAGATTTATAATATATTATATTATTAGAAAAGATATTGAAATGTCAGAAGTAGAAAACACTAATGTAACTAGCGTAA